CCGAAGCAGAACAATTGGCTGATGAAGCGGCTACTCAAGCAGAAATTGATAATTTAATTAAGCAAATTCAACCTGAGGAAAATCTTAGACAAGAACGTAGTAAAAAAGATAAACGTAAATTCAAGCGTTTTAAACGTGTTATTAACAGATTAAAAAAACAAGGTCTTACCAAAGAGCAAATTAGAAATCGTGTATTGAAGAAAAACAGATTTGATAATTTTAGTGAACAAGATTTTGAAGAAGCATATAGAGGTAGTAGTATTGTAGAAAAATCAAAAAATCCTACAGGTACTTAAAAACAGTTTTATAAATATTTATATATATGAAAGTTGAAACATTTAGAAAATTAATAAGAGAAGAGGTAAAACGCGCGCTCCGCGAAGAATTACCATCTTTAATTACTGAAATTACTGAACAACCCAAAGCAATAGCTAAACCAGGCCGTGCATTCTCCGATTTATTTGAGGGAATGGATAAAAAGAAACAACAAGTAGTTGAAACTACAGGTAATCCAATGCTTGATTTATTAAATGAAACAAGAATGAGCATGACTGCTGGGGGTGATGAATGGAAATCAATTGGTGATTTTAGCTCAAACAATATTAATGGTTACAGAGCAGAAATGATGAATGCTTTTGGTGGTGCTCCTGCTGTTGAATCTGTTGACCAAATGGTACAAACAGCTAGACCTTCAGCAGATATTAATCAAGTTCAAATTAACGCAGTTCCCGATTTCAGTAAAATGATGGGCGCTTTAAAAGAAAAAGGTAAAATTTAATGGCTGTAGCAAATTACATATTTCGTAATAACTTAGATGGTAATAAAAGACCAAGCACAGGTGTAGGTATTTCTTTACCATTTGATGGTCCTACAGGTATTAATCAAACTTTTACTACACAAGAGGCGATAAAATCTAACCTCTTGAATTATTTATTAACTGATAATAGAGAAAGAGTATTTAATCCTCAATTTGGATCTGGTATTAGAGGTATGTTATTTGAACAAATAACCACGTCTACAGCCAGTGAATTATCGCAAATGCTTTCAAGTGAACTTGCGATATATTTTCCCAATATTATTATTGAAGATTTAAAAGTTACTCCACTTTATGATCAAAATACAATCCAAATATATTTCCGCTACTCAGTAGCGTTAACTAATATAGAAGATGAAATTCAGGTATCATTCCAAAATGAAACATTAAATGCCAACGTCTAAGAAAATATCATATATCAATAAAGATTTTGATACGTTTAAACAACAACTTATCAATTTCGCTAGAACCTACTATCCAGAATCATATAATGATTTTACTGAGGCTTCGCCTGGTATGATGTTTATTGAACAAGCTTCTTATGTTGGTGACGTATTATCATTTTATGCTGATAACCAAATTCAAGAAAACTTTGTTCAATACGCTAAACAGAGAAGAAGTTTATTAGCTGCTGCTTATAGAGCAGGATATGCTCCTAAAGTTACAGCTGCTTCCAGTACTGTTGTTGATGTTTATCAAATTATCCCTTCACAAATTGTGATGGGTCAATCTATACCTAACTGGGATTATTCTTTAATTATTGAACAAGGTGCTCAACTTTCTTATGTTAATGATCCTGCTGTAAAATTTTATGTTGAAAATAAAATTGATTTTACATTATCAAGTTCATCTAACCCAACTGAATTATCAGTTCGTTCACTTAATAATTTAAATCAACCAGACTATTATTTGTTGAAAAAACAAGCTTTAGCAGTAGCAGGTACTGTAAAAAGTGTTGAATTTAGTTTTGGTAATCCTGAAAAATTTCCTACTGTTGCTATTGATGATGATAGAATAATTCAAATATTAGATGTAGTAGATAGTGATGGAAATAAATGGTATGAAGTTCCTTATTTAGCACAAGAAACAATTTTTGTGCCTGAGGAAAATACAGTATTGAATGATCCAAACTTATATCAATATAGAGATCAAGTTCCTTACTTAGTAAAATTAATGAAGGTTCCAAGACGTTTTGTTGCTAGATTTTTATCTGACAATACATTACAATTACAATTTGGTGCTGGTATTTCAAACGCTGAAGATGAGTATTTAACTCCTAATCCTGAAAATGTAGGTATAGGTTTACCTTATGGGATTGATAGAATGACTACAGCTTATGATCCTTCAAACTTCATGTATACTAAAACTTATGGTATTGCTCCTTCTAATACAACCTTAACTGTTACTTATTTAGCAGGAGGTGGAGTTGTATCAAATATCCCTTCAAATACATTAGGTATATTCAGTTCAGGTAGTGTTGCATTTTATGGAGGTACTTTAGATCCAATAATTGCAAATACAGTTCAACAATCCTTAGTATTCAATAATCCAAACGCAGCTACAGGTGGCGGTGATGGTGATACAAATGATGACTTAAGATTAAATACTTTAGCTTCATATCCCACTCAATTACGTACTGTAACTAAAGATGACTATTTAATTAGAGCTGTGTCTATGGATCCTAAGTATGGAGTTGTAGCTAAAGCGTATGTTACTCAAGAAAAAGCAATAACACAAGATACATTTGCTGCTATTGAAAATAATCCTTTTGCTTTAAATTTATATGTGTTATCAAAAAATAACCAAAATAAACTTGAGCCACCAACATTGGCATTAAAGCAAAATTTAAAAACATTTTTAGGCGAATATAGAATGTTAACAGACGCTGTTAATATTTTAGATGCCTTTATAATAAACATTGGTATAGATTTTGATATAATTGTTAGACCAAACTTTAATAATAGAAATGTAATTAATAGTTGTCTAGTAGCTCTAAATGAATATTTTGCTATAGAAAACTGGCAAATAAATCAACCAATCATCCTTGCCAATATTTACAGCTTACTTGATACAATAGAAGGTGTTCAAACTGTTCAAAACATTGATATCTATAATATAGTAGGAGAATCAACAGGATATTCTAAGTATGCGTATGACATAAAAGCCGCTACAATCAATGGAATAATCTATCCTTCATTAGATCCAAGCATTTTTGAAATAAAATACCCAGGAACTGACATTCAGGGTAGAGTAGTAACTTTCTAAAAACTAACAAGTAAGTATATTTATATAGGATTAAGTATACTTATGGCAGTTTATAAAATATTTCCTGAAAAAGACGCGTTCATTTGGTCTGAACAGCAAACCCAAAATATGGGTCGTGATGAGATTCTTGAAGTCTCAACATACAATGACCCAAGTATTGTTAATAACAATATAAATGAAATCCCCTCTGTAACTAGAGCACTAGTTAAATTTCCTACTTCTCAAATAAACCAGGTAATAGATTTAGTTGATCAGGATAATGCTTTTACTCAACTTACTGCTTCGTTTCAATTATTTTTAGCAAACGCTTCAAATTTACCTCAAACATACACATTATTATGTAATGCGGTTTCTGAATCATGGGAAATGGGTACAGGAAGATTAGCTGATAGACCTAGAACAACAAACGGTGTTTCTTGGACTTATGCTCAATCTTCAGCATCTGGAGACGTATGGCAAACTTCAAGTTTCCAAGCTAACGTAACTGCTTCTGATAATGGTATTCAGAGAGGTGGATGTAACTGGTTTATTTTACCATCTTCTTCTCAAACATTTACTTATACTTCAGATAAAGACACTAATTTTGATGTTACTCAAATAGTTAAATATTGGCATAGCCATAGTATTCATGGTGACTTACCTGAATCCTTTGGTAATGAAGGATTTGTTGTTAGATACACAGGTAGTCAAGAATTTAATACAGCGAGTATCCAACAATTAAATTTCTTTTCAATGGATACTCACACCATTTATCCTCCAACATTGGAACTTAAATGGCCTGATTATGTTTTCAATACAGGTTCTTCTCCAATTGTAAATAATAATCAATTTATTACTACAATAGGTAACTTACAAGAAGAAATGCCTGAAAATTCAGTATACAGATTTAATGTATATTCAAGAGATCAATATCCTCCTAGGTCATTTCAAACTCAGTCAGTATATTTAAATACTAAACTTTTACCAACAAATAGTTTTTGGTCATTGATTGATGTAAATACAGGAGAGATAATAGTTGATTTTGATGATTGTACAAGATTAAGTTCAAACCCAGAATACAATTATTTTGATGTTTATATGAATGGATTAGAACCTGAAAGATATTATCAAATATTGATTAAAACACAAATTGGAAAACAAGAAATAATTGTTGATAATCCATCATATTATTTTAAAGTTGTAAGATAATGAGTCAACCCGTTCAATTAACTAAAAAGGTATATGGAAGAGGTTTATATCCTCAAGTAATAGATACTAGCTTTTCACAGTTAGTACCTCCTACTGCTTCGGCTCCAAATGCTCTTACAGTTCCTGAATTTTTTGAGGCATACGAAAATTTATTTTATGAAATTCCTGTAGAAGGAGATATTAATTCTCACACTTACTTAGTAACTAGAAGTTCTGAGTATATAGGTGTTACAGCACAAAATGATGAGGTTAATGCTTTATTAGAAGAAATTAACTCATTAAGACAAGAACTTCTTGACGCAAACAAAACTATTTTAGATTTAACAAGTAATATAGGTTAATGGAAAACATTAGTGTTCAAAATATAAATTACATTGAGGTACCTGAAAACCAGGAATATACTCCCAAAGATCAAGGAGTACTTAATTCGATATTCATCACAAGAAATTTCGGATTAGAGACTGATTATATTGAGAACCACATTTATTCTCCTAGTAATGAGCCTTTAGCCTCTAACTATAATTTTACTAACTATACAGTTTTAAATACTTTTGAGAGTACTGAGACGTACAATCAAATGATTTTTACACCTGAAAATGATGTAAGATCTCAAGGTATTAATCAGGGTACTATAAATTCAATATACTATTTTTATAGAAGATTATTTAATAGTTCTCCAAGTAGAAAGTTTATTTTAAAAACTGTTTCTTCTGATAGAACTGAATTACGTGTTATATTACCCTCAGTTTCAGTAGATGACTTACAGTTAGATTTTATTGGTTGGTCAAATAATGTAAACTCTAGAAATTATTATAGTGATTTTGTACTTAATTTCAGTAATAATCTTACTTTAATTGGTGTAAATATTGCTTTTGAAACAGCACAGGTTCCTACTTTATTAATTAAATTATACGAACCTTTACCTGTACAATTTGATGTTAATGATACTTTTTGGTTAGTAGAGGAAATATCAGATCCTGTTACTTTTGAAGTTACAATTCAACAAGAATTTGTAAACGTAGTAGAATCAACTCAATTAAGAGGTCCAAACATCACTATTGATATTGAAAATAAACCAAACTTAACTACAGGTTTACTTAGTTTAGATGATTTACGTTCTACAGAAGTAACATCTTCATTTCAACAATTGATATCTTTATTTGATGAAACAAGTGCTGATATTAATATTGAATATGAATATCCTAATGGCTCAACAGCCTTTGAAAATTTTGTTCATTTTTCTTCAGCATATGAACGTTTAACAAACTTTAGATACAAATTAACATTAATAGAAGGTTATCAAAGTGATATTAATGCTTTAGATACAGCAATCACTTCACCTTATATTTCTCAAAGTAAAGCTCCTATACAAGCTAAAATTGATGAAATAATTAAGCATTTTGATAACTACGAATATTTTTTATATTATGAGTCATCATCAGCTGCTTGGCCTAAGATAAATAACCAACAACCTTATCAACTATATCCTGTTTCATCTACACAAGCTTTAACTTGGTTTGGTGATGAAAACTATGGTCAACCTTATTATGGTGGTCAAATTTTATCTGCCTCAGTTTATGATAGTTTAAATTCTAACTATGTTTGGAATACAATGCCAACATATGTTACAACTGATCCTCAAAACGCTATAATTCAAAACTTTATATCGTTGTTAGGTCAACACTATGATTATCTTTGGACTTATATTAAGGCAATCACTGACATTCAAAGTGGTGATAACAGATTAGAACATGGTATTTCAAAAGATTTAGTAGCCGCTGCGTTACAATCTTTTGGTATTAAATTATATACAACAAACAGAAATACTGAAGATTTATATACCGCACTTTTGGGTATTACACCTTCAGGTTCATTATTACCTTCAACAGGTTCTTTTTTAATTACTAATTACGTAACTGCTTCTGCTCAAACCACTCCAGATAGTGATATTGTAGCAGAAACATATAAAAGAATCTACCATAACTTACCTTACTTATTAAAAGCAAAGGGTACTTATAATGGCTTAAGAGCATTAATGAATTGTTATGGTATTCCTCCAACATTACTTCGTGTTGATGAGTATGGTGGTAATATCAAAACTACAAGTTCAGTAGAAACATATTTTGAACGTTTTGCTTATTCAACAACTTTTGATGGTACAGGTAGCATTAATGTTCCTTGGTTACCTTCAATGGCTCAATTCTTAGATACAGGCAATCCAAACTTAATGCCTGATGCTATTGAATTTAGATTACAAACACCAGGTATTCCTTCATCGGATATGGTTGAACCTGTATTCCAAGTAGGTAGTGGATCTGATTTTAGATTTGGTATCCAACTTTCATATAGTCAATCTTACAATAATTTTGTAAGTGGTACTATTAATACTCCTGGTTCACCTTATTATCAACAAAGATTAGGAAGCAATTTCCAAGAATATGGTTTGTTAAAACTAGTAATGTCTGGTTCTCAAGGATATTGTTATAGTGCTCCTGTTTATTTACCTTTCTTTAATGGTAAATGGTGGAGTATTTTATTATACAGACAAAATCCAGCATCTGATAATGTTTCAAATAACACATATTGGTTAGTAGCTAAAAATTCAATCTATACAGGTGAAGATGGAACCACAATTGGTTTCCAAGCATCATCATCTATATATGTGATGGGTGCTGTTTCATCTTCTTATAATAATTCTTGGAACTATTACAACCCAACCCCAGTAGTATCTGCCTCTCAAATTCCTGTAGAAGGATTTTTAGGTGGTACTGGTAGCAATAATATATTAGCACCTAATGGGGTTACATTTAGTGGTTCTTTCCAAGATTTAAGATATTGGAGAAGAGGATTAGATTTAAGTGCATTTAACAAACACGTATTGAATCCAATGTCAATTCAAAATGCTGAATTTTCTGGTTCAAACGATGCTTACAATGATTTAGTTTTCCGTTTAGGTTTAGGTAATGATTTATTATATACTCCTGATGGATTTAATTATACTGGTAGTGCTTATGGTATAGATCCTTATGGAAATGCTTATTATGTAACTGCTTCTTATACTGCTTCTCTTGCTTATTTACAATCAATCCACCCAGCAGTAACTGGTACAGTTGAACCAACTTCTTCATTTATATATCCTCGAAATCCTTCATCATACGATCTTAATTTGTATAATGTAGGAGCTTATCAACTTATTATAAGTGGAAGTCCTACAGGAAGTTATGG